TTATTTTGTTTCACTAGAATCAATCTCCTTCCACAAGATATTAAAATAGTCTTTAAAATTTTCAGCACTTCTTGATATTATAGGAGTTCTAGTTTCTGATATTTTTAAATCTATAGTATAGATACTTTTTATAGATGCAGGACGTTTGGATAAAACTGCGACCTTATCTGACATAGAAATAGCTTCAGATAAATGTATTAAAGTTCCTATTTATCTGAAGCTATAGTATTGCTTGGATTGATACCTATTAGGTTTACTTTTATTGTGTCTGTATCAGAGTCCCATGTCATGTAATCTACTACTGTAGATAGTAACAGTCTCTTCTTATTAATATCAGAGGTATCAATTTCTTTATTAAATTTATTTAAATTATCTATAAGCATATTTATATTAATATCAACTTGCTTATTTTCCATAGACATAGTATTTAAAGATTCTAATTGTGATTTTAAATTAGATAAGTCATTATTTAAAGATTCTAATTTATTGATTATAAAAGTAGATGCAGAGCTTTCGGTAACCTTGGCTAATTGCATAACTAAATTATCAATGTATGTTTCCTTTTCTTTAATTTGATTATTTATTGAGTTTATCTCAGTTTTTATATTTTTACTATTCTTAGAGTTTTCTAACTTGCTATCTTTATAACTTGACATTATAGATTTAATACTTTTATTTTTTAATTCATCTATAACTTTAGATTCAGCCTTATCAGATCTGATATTTCTACAATCACAAGCTGATACTCCTAAAGATTTCTTTGTTCCACATATGTAATAATAGATAGTGCCACTTTTAGAGTTTTTATAAGTAATTCTCATATTAGAGCCACACTTAGAACATTTTAAAAGACCTGATAATAATGCCTTACTTCCAGTTCCAGCTCTAGGAGCTTTAGCCTTATTTGCATTAAGTAGCCTTTGTGCTTCAATCCATTTATCAGAATCTATAACACCTTTATGTTTAGCAACAGCAGCTATAGGACTATCTGTATTTTTAGCATAAGTTAGGATACCATGTATATTGTCTGTATCTCCCATAACATCTATATTAGACTTTCTTAGATAATCAACTACACTTTTATCAGCTTTAACATATGCTGGATTTTTTAGGATTAAAGATAAGGCACTAGGATCAAGGTTACCTCCACGAGTTCCTTTAATTCCATTCTCATACATATATTTATAAAGCTTTGAAAGTGATCTAAGCTCTAAATATTTATCAAATATCAATTTAACAATTTCTATTGTATCCTCATCAACTTTAAGTTTATACATTTTTCTTTGGTTCATATTTTCATCATAGTAGTTAATTTGAGTACTAATAAAACCATATGGAGGCATACCTCCTAGCCATCTTCCTGTTCTAGCTAACTCATACATATTATCTCTAACACGTTCAGCTATAGTTTCTCGCTCTAACTGAGCAAATACAGATGATATATACATCATAGCACGTCCCATAGGAGTACTAGTATCAAATTGTTCTTTAATTGATACAAAAGATATATTAAGCTTATTTAAATCTTCTATAAGAGTAGAGAAGTCAGAAACATTACGGGATATTCTATCTAATCTATAACATATTAAATAATCAAATTTTTTATCTTTAGCATCTTTAAGCATTTCTTTAAACTTTGGTCTATCCATAGATTTACCAGAAAAACCTTCATCTTCGTATACTAAAAACTCATTAATCCCTAGGTTCTTAGCGTAGTCCATGCAAAGTTGTATTTGATTTTCTATAGATTCACCTTTTCCAGTAAATTTTGACTTTCTTGAATATATTGCTGCAATCATTAAATTACCTCCTAATTTCTATTATATTATAAAAAATATATTAAAAAAACATAATATCAAATTAAATAAAAAATGCTAAAAAATATGGGGAGAATATGGTAATATATGTAAGTGTATAGTTTTAATTATAGTGAATTTTATATTGAATTTATTATAATCAGTACAAAGTATATATCATTTTGGAGGAGTAATATGATAAAGCAAAAAAACTTATATATGGCAAATTTTAATTGTACATTTGGAGAAGAAAATAATCCTTTTCTACACTATTTTGAAGAAATAGTTAGACCTGCATTTTTTGGGGGATATGAACAAGCAACAAGTAAAAACACATATTTTTTTCATGATGTAAAATTACTTCAATATAAACCAGAGAAGTATGCTATAAGTGGAATAGTTGTAAAAAAGACACAATTAGAAGTGAAAAGTTTAATTGATGACGAAACTGGGAATATTATAAAAAAGGACGATAAAATTCCATCTGATCCATTTTCATATTTTATATTATTCTTAGAAAACCATAGAATGGTATTAGTTAAGAATCAATCAGGTAGTCCAAATTTAAAAAATTTTGAAAGTTTAGCAAGACATAATCTAAAGGAAGCATCTATAGACTATTGTAGGGATATTAAAACGGCTATATCTGTGAACTTAAATGTTGGAAGTTTACCATCAGAGCAAAGAGTAGATGAAGAATTAGATAAGTTGGCTGTAATAAATCAAATGGTTTTAAAGTTATACCCATTAAATGGTGATATAGATAATGTTTACGGAGGATTAAGAGAAGAATTAGCTAAGTTAGGTAGCCCAGAGGGATATAGTGTAACTAAATCTCCTAAGAATATGAAAAATGTAAAAGAAACTTTAATAGAGGGAAAAGGGATGTTCACAGCAACTTTAAAGGGAAGAGGTATTAATGGTGAAAAAATTTCAATAAATAATGATTCAGTTGCTGCTACTATACCTATATATATAGATGAAGATGGTTCAATAAATGAAAATATATCTACGGTGCTTCATGAAGCTGAACAAAGGGAGGAACTAAAAGAAATTAGTGAAGATAATAAAAATATATATGTAAGATTTTTAGATAAAATGAAAGAACGTTTTAGACACAGATAAGACATTAATATAAATGTTGGAGGAATATATGGAAAGAGATGAATATACTAAGATATTTAAAACATTAGAGAGTATGATGAATGAATATGATGGGTTTAAAAGTGTTATGACTAAAATATTAAAAAGATCTATATCAAAGAAAAATTTAAAAAGAGTAATTTATATAGTAGTGTTTTGTCTATTATTTTTAAAAGCTTTTGTGTATGTTGTGAAGTCTGATAACACATATAAATATGTAAAGGAACTAATAAGTATAACAGATTCAACTATGATTGCTTTATTAGGTATAACTTTTACTGGATATGCATTATTTCAAGCACTTGCAAGTGGATATACATTAAGAGTTATGTTAAAGAATAGAGAAAATGGTATTAGTAAATTTGAGGAATTTAACTTATCATTCTTTTCACTTACGATAGGTTTTTTATTAGTTATATCAATAAATTATATATTAAGATTAATTATTCCTATAATTATAGATAGTAATATACTTACTAATATACCCACATCGGTAGATACAAAAAATTTAATTTTCATAATACTTATATTCATATATGTTGTGTTTAATATATACTTATTATTAGAAATGAGAAGCTTTATTTTCAATATATTCCAATGCTTTAATTTAAATGCTGTTGCCCAAGGTATGAAAGTTCTAAAAGAAAATCAATCTGAAAAACACGATAAATAATATATTAAATCATGATAATTTAATTAAAAAATATAAAGATGGAAGCTTTCATTAAAATTTTAATGAAAGCTTCCATCTTTATATTTGGAATTAATAAATATATCAAGTTATAAAATAAATATAAGATAGATATATTTATTAATAAATAAGCAAGAATAAGAGTTTTTAGGAGCTCTCATAGTTATAATTAAAATTAAACTTTTATTATTTTTATTTTCACAAAATTAAAAATGAAGGCTTGAGAATTTATAAGAAATGAACTCGTTAGGAACACCAAAGTATTTACTTAGCTCATCAATTGTAATTAGATTATTTACCTCCATAATATCGATAAGCATATTATCATCTATCAATAACTCCGCTGTAAATTTATTTGCTTCATTTTCATATCTATCTGTAACTGAAAATGTATAGTGCTTTAAAAAGCAAACATTAAGATCTTTATGTAAAATTGCATGACCAAGCTCATGAGAAACAACACACTTAATCTCATGTTCATCTAAATTAGAATTTAAATGAATTATAGGAGTATTAAGTGTATTTTGAAAGAAGCCTTTAATATTGCCTAAAGGCTCATGAAGAATAGGGATGTTTAAGTAGTCACATAATTCAAATGGATTTCTTGTTTTAAACTTAGTTACTAAATTATTTACTGTATTTTTAATACTACTCAAATTTAACCCCCCTTATTTCTTAGACTTTTGCATTGTTTTAGCTAATTCAATTCCATTTCTAATTGCATTTCTTAGAAGAACAAGGTCATTATCATCAACTATTTGTCCGTTAAGCATAAGACCTTTTTGATCTAATATTTGAGACATAGTTTCTTCTAATAATTCTTCCACATCTTTTTCGTTTTCATTTATATTCACTGGCTTTTTATTACATATTTGTTTTGTATCCACTCTACCAATTAAGTAGTCAACGGAAACATCAAAGTATTCTGCTAAAGCAGACAAAATTTCGGGTGTAGGGGTCCTCTTACCTTGTTCATAAAATCCGTATGCACTGGTAGTTATATTAAGATAGTTTGCAATATCTTTTTGCATAACATTTTTCTCGTTTCTTAATAATTTTAATCTATTAGATAAATTACTCATAAAATCACTCCTTTAGTCTAATGATACAACAAATAGTTGTAAAAAATAAACAATAAATTAAAAATTCTCTTTACAAACAACAAATAGTTGTGTAATATATAATTATAAACAACAAAATGTTGTGAGGAGGTTTTTAATATTGAATGATTTAAAAAAGCTTAGAAAGAAAATAAAAGTTACTCAAAAAGATGTAGCTAGAAATATAGGAATAACTACTAGTTATTATGGAATGATTGAAACAGGAGTTAGAGTTCCTAGTCTATCTACAGCTATTAAACTATCTAAATACTTTGGATTACCAGTGGAAAAAATTTTTAAAAATTAATACAACAAAATGTTGTATAAAAGGAGTGCGATAACTTTGGAAGTTTTAGATAAAAGAAAAGTTTTAGGAAAAAATATAACAACTTTTGGTGATTTAGAAACACCATTATTTTTAGCAAAGGATGTAGCCAATTGGATAGGACACTCTAATCATAGATCAATGTTAAATATGATTGATGAAGATGAAAAGATTAAAATTATAACCCCTGTAAACAATACTTACGGGGTACAAAATGAATTTACTTGGTTTTTAACAGAAGATGGACTTTATGAAGTTTTAATGCAAAGTAGAAAGCCTATAGCTAAGAAGCTAAAAAAGGAAATTAAGAAAATATTAAAACAGATACGACTTACTGGTGGATATATTCCAATATCCACCGAAGATGATGAAAAAGTAATCTTAGAAAAAGCAGTAAAGATATTAAATAAAACTCTAGAAAGCAAAGAGATCCTTTTAAAGCAAAAAGAAGAAGAATTAGAGGTTTTAAGATTGAGAAATTATATTAAAACAATTGTAATAGCAGAACAAAGAGAAGAGCTTGAAAAATCAAAAGTTACTGTAAAAGTAGATTTGGAAGTTAGTAAATTAAGATAAATTACATAGGATAATTTTCAAAATCCATTATTTTTATCAAAGAATGTAGCTAATTGGATAGAGTATGGATTCGATATTAAAGGAAATAGAGATGTAAGTGCTATGTTAAGAGCTGTAGATGATGAAGAAAAAGTTAAAAAAACTAACCCAATTAATAATAGGGTAAGTTGGTTTTAACAGAATATGGTTACTGTGAAAGTAGATTTGGAAGTTAGTAAATCAAGATAAATTGCATAGGACAATTTTTAATAAACATAAAATTTAGTGGGGGTGGTTGCAATGGCACCAAGAAAAAGCAGAGAAATAAAAGTTGAGGTAGTTTACCCAGAAGATCCATATTGGATTGAGGAAATAGAAAGAAGAAAAGCTAAATGGATACTTGATAGACAAAGAGAAAAATATGGGGATGAAGCATTGAGTATAGCTTACCCAATATGGATAAGAACAAAGGAATTAGAAGAAACTGGTTTGAGTTATGAAGAAGCTAAAGAAATAGCGATTAAAGAATATAACGATAAACAAGGAGCTTAGGCTCTTTGGCAATGAAAATTTGTACAAGGAGTGAGTTAAATGAGTATAAAAATACTTCAAAGTTTTATGAAAAAATATAGCTATTTAGGACAAGAACTAGATAATAAATTTGATGAATTAAAAGCTTATAGTAAGCAAAAAGAGGACAAGCAACATTGTTAAATACAGTATTTCAAAACATTAATTTAATGAAAATAAAAAAAGAGTCCAAAAGAGGACCCAATAAAAAATTCCAATTTAATTATATACGTAGATAAAGATAACTACAAGTAAAACTTATAAATTAATAGATTTAAATAAAGTGGGGGTGAGTTTCTTGGAGTATAGCATACATGGATTTAGCCAAGAAAAAGCAATAGAACTTGAACTAGATGATAGAGACCTATTGATACTAAAATGGTTTGTAAAATTTAAAGATAGTGAAAGAATGATATCAAAGATCATTTCAGATGATAAGTATTATTGGATTAAGTATGATGGTGTAACAGAGGATATACCTATTACGAAGATGAAAAAAGATACAGTCTATAGAAGACTAAAGAAGATGTGTAAGATAGGAGTATTAAAACATAAAACAGTAAAAATAGGAGGGACATATTCTTATTATGCACTAGGTAGAAACTATAAATTATTAATAGATACTAACTATAGGACATCGGATTTAAATCCGAAGCTATCGGAAATAAATCCCGAGGGTACGGATATAAATCCTTACGGTACGGATTTAAATCCCGAACAAAATACCCTATTACCATATCCTAATACTATATCTATTGATAGAGTAACTAGTGTAAATTTATCCACAGATTTGAATAGTATAAAAGGTATGTATAAATTATCTGATAGTGAACTAAAAAGTATAGTTTTAGCAGTAGATATATCTGTTGAAGATGGAACAATTAAATCACCAAAAGGCAGCGAGGGATATTGGAAGTATATACATAAAATATGCAAAGACAAGTTAAGTTCAAAAAAAGGAAATTAGGAGTGATATAAACTATGGGAATAATAGAAGCAGCCAAGATTCTTAGAGACATAGCAAAGCAGATTGCCAAAGATAGAGGTATAACAGAACAAGAAGCATGGTTAGAAGCTTTAGAGGTATTCAAAAGAGAATATAGAGTTTGGTAAGTTTACATCTAAGATTAGGATAAAAAATGCCTAGTAGAGATAAGGTTGTAATTTATATAAGAAAAGCGAGAACTTATTGTTTCGCTTTTCCTATAATGTTTCTTAAAGTTGATGAAGAGTTATAACCTAAAGAAAAAGAAGCAATAGAATCTATTAATCTATCTGAATCATTCTTCTCTATATAAACTCTTATATTTATTATAGAAATTTTGTAATAGTTTAATATGGACTGCATAGCTAGAATAATATCATTATCTTCTTTAGAAAGCTTTGAAGTATGAATAGTTAAATTATTGATTAATGTTTCTATAAATCTAATGTCTTTATTGACTTTATCTGGATCAATGCTTTTTGTAGCAACAGATTTTACTAATAAATACATATAATTATCTATTATTTCTAACTCTTTAATATATTCGTTGCTAATGGGTGGAGGAGTTAGAGAATTAAATGCATAGGTTGTATTTATATTTATTGCAAATAGAATTAATACAATTGAAAATACAATACTTAATTTTTTTATAAACATATATTCACCTCCTTTATACAACTATTATGTGTAGAGGAAAAATTATAAATTCAGGATATGTAATAAAAATTTATCTAAAATAAAAAATGGATTACTAAGAATATGTCATATTTTAAATAATAAGAAAGAAATTAGATTATTATTTATAGGTTTAAATATAAAACAAAAAATTAAATAGGGGTGATTAGAGTGAAATATTCTAATTCTTATGATTTTGATTTTACAGATAACTATCTTGCTTTATTAGCTTGCATATTAAATCCAAGTTTAAGTATAGGAAAAGCTATTAAACATATAGTACTTGATGATCCTAAAGATGATAAAGGAGGACATTATAGAAAGATTAAACCTAAACAGAATTATAATTATAAAGTTAAGGTAGTAGATGAAGTAGAAGAGAAAGAAATGGAGTTTGATGGATTAGATGATTGTTGTAAATTTCTAGATATGAGAAGGGCAGATATAACAACTTATATAAAGCACAATAGATTGTTTAGAAAGAGATTTAGGATACAAGCTTTAGAAACTATAAGAGAAGTTGAAAGAAAGCCGTTGATAGTTATAGATAAATTAAAAAATGAGACTATAGAGTTTGAGAGTGTTAATAAAGCATGTGACTATTTAAATGCTAGCAGAGGTAATTTAAATCAAGCAATAGAAGCTAAAAGGCTTTTTAGAAAGAGATATAAACTTGAGTATAAAATAAGGGGTGATAAGAATGAGTAAATCAACAGAGTTAAAGTATGTTGAAATAGAACTTAGTATACCCAGTGTAAAAGAAACATTCTTTAAAGCAAGTGACTATAAAACATATCCAAATTATATGGCACTGGCACAATGTATATGTGGTAAAGAGATTAATGGAAAATTAAGGTTTCCAGAAAGTGCAGATAAAATAATGAGTGCTTGGGGGATCAGAGGTGGAAATAAGGATGAATAAATTTATAGATTAAAAGAAAGATAAGTTATAGGTGGTGGAAAATATGAAAAATCGAGACAAACTGTTTATATTAATTGCTATAATTATAGCTATTACAATTTTAATTTGTTTTAAGCTATTTGCTAGTATAGGTATAAGTTGAGAATATTTTTTATTTAGAGTTAAAAAGGACTAGCGTTAACTAGTCCTTTTGGGAATTGGATATTGAGAGTTAAAATTTGAAAATAGTCTAAATAAACTGCATTTAAACTGTTAAAGGGTAAAATCTATTGATATCTTCAAATGTCAATTTTATTATTTGTCTATTTATTAAAAAATATTCAAAAACTCAGTAAATTTAAATATAAAATTTAAATTTATTATGAAAGTTTATATAAATTTTATTTTAATTAAGTAAAAATTAAGAATAAGGGTATATAATAATTAATCATATAGATATACAAGGGTTACCTTAGATGATAAATATATTTATATAGGTAGTTTTATTGATATAAATTGTTAGAAATATGTTAGGAGTGATAGTATGAATGGCAAAAATAATAAAGGCATTGTAAGAAATATCGATTCACTAGGAAGAATCGTAATACCAAAGGAATTTAGAAAAATGTTAAATATAAATGAAAATGATCCGGTTGAAATATTATGTGAAAACGGAACTATTAAGCTTAAAAAACATAATAATTCGTGTATTTTATGTGGATCAAAAGAAAATTTAAAAAACATCAAAAATATTTTTATATGTGAAAAATGTCTAGAAGAAATGAAAGATATTATTGATTAAAAGAAAAACGGGAAGTGACTGCCTATGGAGAAAAAAGAATTATTTAAAAAAGTAGAATTAAGATTGCATAATTATAAGTTTCTAGAAGCTCAAATAAATAATATAGAATTAGATATAAAGAAAGAGAAAATGAGATATAGAGGTTGTGGAGCTATAAATTATGATGAAAGAACAAGTGAAACTTATAATATTTCTAGAATTGTTGAAAAAGAGGTTATAGATAAAGAGAAGAAAATAGATAAATTGATGCAAAGTAAATTAGAAAAAGAAATAGAGAAAGCGAAAATAGAAAACTCATTAAGTTGCTTAGATGTTAATGAAACTAATTTCTTTGAATTATTTTATAATAGCAAAAATAAAAATAATATGAAATATATAAGCCTTAAGCTACACATGGATCGCAGTCATTGCTACACAGTGAGAGAGCGATTAGTTTATAAAATTATGGGTATGTTGTATCCAAACTATGAAGAACTACCATTATTTAATGAAAATAATAGCAAAGCCAACACTTTGGCTACATTTTAGCGACAAAGTAAAGATTTTTTATACATTCAGAGGTGGTAATATAGTAGTATAGGAAATTTAAAATAACCCAATTGCTTATCTCCTAATAACCCCCTCTTTATATAATGGCTAGGGTATAAATTTACCCTAGCAACGTGAGGATATAGTTTAATGGCAAAATAGCTATTTATTTAGAAGATAAGAGGTTCGATTCCTTTTAACCCTCACCAATATAACTTTACGGCTCTTAAGAGCACTCTGTAGCGGTATGGAGTATAAACTAGTTACATTTATTAGATTTATTAGCAACAACTTATTACGTTCAAAAAAGCCAGGACTTTCTCACCTGGCTTTTTTATTTTATTTATAGTATTTTGGGTAAATAAAATCTAGGGTGGTGAGATATGAACTATGTAGAACCTATTAGAAATTTAGATACATTAGAAAATATGTGTTCATATTTAAAAAAGACAAATGAAAGAGACTACCTTCTATTTATGATGGGTATATATACAGGTCTTAGAGTATCAGATATATTGAAGCTTAGAATATATGATGTAAAAGATAAAAGGCAAATAGTCTTAAGAGAAAAGAAAACAGGGAAACAAAAATTCATAGAGATAAACCCAATACTGAAAAGAGCAATTAAAGATTATGTAGAGAACAAGGATCCTGATGATTTTTTAATTAAATCACGTAAAAACTATAATAGACCTATATCTAGAGAAAGGGCATATGTAATTTTAAAAGAGTTGGGAGAATTATTTGATGTTCCTTGTTTAGGAACCCATAGTATGAGAAAAACATGGGGATATCATTACTATAAACAAACTAAAGATATAGCATTACTTCAGAAGATATTTAATCATTCATCTCCAGCTGTAACCTTGCATTATATAGGTATAGACCAAGACAGAATGAATAAAGCTTATACGAGCTTTAGATATTTTTAATTTAATTTTATCTAGAATATAACATAAAAAGAGAATGTTATATTGGTTTATTTTACTTAGAAAAAATAAAGGTTGAAGTCATTGAAAATACTAAGTCTATAGTGGGTATATAAGTTGATAAAATGAATATAACACACTATTAGATATGTTATGTTCATAAGGTAGAGTTTATAAATAACTTGAAAGTATGATAAATTATAGAAAAATTTGTATATTACTAAAGCTTAAGGGAAATTATAATTACTAATTATAATTTTGGAGGTATAGTTGATGTTTAAACACGATAAAAAATTGTTTAGAGAAGTAAAAGTAGAAAGACCAAACCCTCAATATGCAGTTTTAATGCAAGAACAATTAGGAGGGGCAAATGGAGAGCTAAAAGCAGCAATGCAATATTTATCTCAAAGTTTTAGAATAAAAGATAAAGAGATAAAAGATTTATTTCTAGATATAGCAGCGGAAGAACTTAGCCATATGGAAATGGTTGCTCAAACAATAAATTTATTAAATGGACATGATGTTGACTACCAAGCAGTTGATTCTGGAGAAATAGAAACTCATGTATTAAGTGGATTATCACCATTTTTAATAAACTCTTCAGGAGCACCTTGGACTGCTGATTATGTTACTGTAACAGGAGACTTAGTTGCAGATCTATTATCAAATATAGCATCAGAGCAAAGAGCAAAAGTTGTATATGAATACTTATATAGACAAATTGAAGATAAATACGTAAGAGAAACAATAGACTTCTTACTTAATAGAGAAGAAGCTCATAATGCTTTATTTAGAGATGCATTAAATAAGATTAAAGATACAGGTTCAAATAGAGACTTTGGAGTTACTGAAGACTCTAAACTATACTTTGACTTATCTAGTCCGGGACCTAACAATCATAATACAAAGATGGATATTAACCCACCTTCTTTCAATGAACCAATAAAAAAATAGTAAATAAAAAAGAACTCTTTAAAAGGGTTCTTTTTTATTTTGTAGGAGTAAATGATTTAGATGATGATATGAAACAAAGTATTGTTTAAATTGAAAATTGATAAATGAGGAATTAGATATGCTAAAGAAGTTTTGTAGATGTGGGAAAATTATTCCCCAAGAAATTTCTATGTGCTCTGAATGTGAAGCTAAATTTAATAATAGACAACAGAAAGTATATAAGGATTATAGAAAGCGAAGAGTAGATTTTAAAGAACAGAAATTTTATTGTAGTAAAGAATGGAAGTTTACTAGAGATTCTGTAAGGCAAAGAGATGATGGTATATGTAAGTTATGTGATGATAACTTAAGTGATGTAGTACATCATATAGAGACTTTAAAAGATTGCTGGAGCAAGAGATTAAATATGAATAACCTTATATGTCTATGAGATAGGTGTCATAAGAAGGTACATAGAATGTACGATAAAGGAGAAGCATCTAAAATTAAGATGCAAAATGAACTAAAAGAATTGATAAAAGAAAATTATTAAAAGGTAGGGGGGAGTCAAAAAGTTTTTGGCTTTTGACGTAAGTCCACGGTTGCAGTTTTTTTCCGCGGAAACTCCCTAAATAAAATTTTCAAGAGCAGGGCAGAGATAGCTATAATTTAGAATTCATCTAAATTGTAGCTATTTTAAGTTTTGCAAAAATTGAATAAAAAAATAAGGAGGTGGTGAGATGGCTAGGCCGAAACAACCTATTTCTTTGATACAGGCAAAAGGTAAAAAACACTTAACAAAATCTGAAATAGAAGAAAGAAAATCTAAAGAAGTTAAGGCTGACAATGATAAAGTAGAGCCACCTTCTTATTTGCCAAAAACATTAAAGAAAGAATTTATAAGGATAGCTAGTGAATTAATAAATATAGATATAATGACTAATTTAGATTGTGAAGCCTTGGCAAGATTTGTAGTTTCTGAATATAACTATCAGAAGGTAACAAAAAAGCTATTAAAAACAGGTGTAGACAATGATAAATACTTTAATTATTTAGTAATGCAAGATAAACTTTTCAAACAAAGTAGACAAGCAGCTAGCGATTTAGGATTAACTATATCAAGTAGATGCAAGTTAGTTGTACCTAAACCAGTTGAAAATGAAAAGAAAAATAAGTTTTCTAAGTTTGCAAAATAGGGGGTGATTCTATGTGAATTTAGATAGGGTTACTCAATATGCCGTAGACGTAGTAGAAGGTAGGATTGTAGCTGGAAGATATGCAATTTTAGCATGTCAAAGGCATTTAGATGATTTAGAAAAGTCAAAGTTAGCTCCATATAAGTATGAGTTTGATATAGAAAAAGCAAATGACATTTTAGATTTTGCAGAAACACTTACAATAGCAGAAGGTGAGGAAGAAATTCCTGTAAATTTAGAAGGATTTCAAGTGTTTATATTAGGCTCTTTAAATGGATGGGTTACAAAAGGTACTGGATATAGGAGATTTAGAACATCTTATGTTCAGCTAGGTAGACAAAATGGAAAATCATTTTTAAATGGTATTTTAGGTACATATTATGGAGCTTTTAGTGGTTATAAATATGGTCAACTATATTGTACGGCCACTAAATCAGACCAAGCTAAGATAGTATTAAATGAAATGATTAAGTTTATTAACTCTGATGAAGATTTATCAGAGTTTTTTAAGGTTAAAGAACACGACAATACAATAATAGCTTTAAATACTAACTCTATAATAAGAGCATTAGGAAGAGATACAAAATCAATAGATGGTTTTAGACCGTTGCTTGGGATAGTCGATGAATATCACGCTCACAAGAATAATCAAATGTATAAATTGCTTGAGGGTGGTACAAGAAAAATGAAACAATGTTTAATTTCAGTAATAACTACGGCTGGATTTGAACTAAACTGCCCTTGTTTTAAATTATATGAATACTGTAAAAACATCTTAGAAAATGTATTTACTAATGATGCTCAGTTTGTGTATATAGCTGAGATGAATGAAGACGATGACATTTGGGACTTTAAAAACTGGATAAAGGCAAATCCGTTAGTATGTAAAGATGCAGAAGACCTTGAAAACTTAAAAAAAGTAGGAGATTCTGCAAGGGATATGGGCGGAGATGATTTAAGAGACTTCTTAACAAAAGCGTTAAATATATGGATTCAATTTACAGATGATCAATATATAAAACCTAAGTTTTGGAAGGCATGTGAAAGTGAAAGAACTTTAGAAGATTTTAGAGGACAAAAATGTTACGTAGGATTAGATTTAAGTTCTGGAGGAGACTTAACTTCACTTGCATTGGTATTTGTATACTATGTTGAAGGAGTTAAAAAGTACTATATTCATTCTCATAGTTTTATACCAAAAATGAAAGTAGAAGAACATATCAAAAGTGATGATGCTCCATACAATTTATGGATTAAAGATGGATTGTTAACAGTTACAGAGACTTTAGGTGGGATTAAAACTGATTATAAATATATAATTAGATATTTAAAGAATCTTATTGAAAAGTATGAATTTAAAATTGAACAAGTAGGATATGATCCCCATAATGCGGATGCCTTTTTAAGCGATTTAGAAGAATTAGGGTGCGATTGCATAGAAATTTATCAAACTCATAAATGGCTTAATGATGCTACTGAAGATTTTGAGCTTGAAGTAAGAGCAAAAAATATTGAGTACAATAAAGAAAATGAATTGCTTTCATGGTCCGCTGTAAATACAAAAACAGTCTCTAATCCAAATGGAGAAATCAAGATAGATAAAGATAGAAGAAATAAAAGAATAGACCCAATAGATGCTATTATAGATGCATATAAGCTAGCATTTAAAGAGGAAAAATTATTAGATATAAGTAAATACTCAGATAAGAATTTCTTAAATAAATTATGGGGTTGATGAAATGAAAAAAATTAAAAAGATTTTCTGTAATTATATAGAAGATATTTTAATTTTTCTAGGATTAATAATAATAGCTTTAACCACATTAAAACTTGATTTGTATATTGGTTTGTATGTTTTAGCTATTATTTTAATTATTCTAGGCATTTACTTCGCTAAAAATCCTTTAACAAGGAGGTGAGAATTAAATGCTTTTTAGTAGAAAAATTAAAAACTTAACAACAGAACTAGATATAAATGATAAAGAGCTATTAAAATGGCTTGGAATAAATCCAGATGATGTAAATGTAAGTGGTTCAAATAGTTTAAAACAAGCTACAGTATTTGGATGCTTAAGAGTACTATCCGATACTGTTAGTAAATTACCTATAAAATTATATAAAAAAGATAATGGAGTTAAAAGGCAAACTAACCATTATTTAGAACCATTGTTAAAATTAAGACCTAATCCATATATGAGTGCTAGTGACTTTTGGAAATGTATTGAATTGCAAAGAAATATTTATGGAAACTCTTATGTTGCAATTGACTTCAGTTCTAATGGGAAAATAAAAGGATTATATCCTTTAGATAGTTCTAACATGGAGATTTACGTTGATGATGTTGGGTTAATAAGTTCTGAAAATAAAATTTGGTATATATATACTGATAAATTAGGTCATAGACGTAAATTTATGAATGATGAAATACTTCATTTTAAAGGATTAACACTAAATGGATTAGCAGGATTAAGTGTTATAGATGAATTGAAGCATCTTATAGAAAATGGAAAGAGTTCTGAAAAATATATAAATAACTTTTTTAAGAATGGACTTCAAGTTAAAGGATTAGTTCAGTATGTAGGAGATTTAAACCCTCAAGCAGAGGAAACTTTTAGGACTGAATTTGAAAGGATGTCTAGTGGGTTAAAAAATGCACATAGAATAGCAATGTTACCTATAGGATATCAATTTCAACCTATTGGTCAAAAGTTAGTTGATGCACAATTTTTAGAAAATACTCAATTAACTATAAGACAAATAGCATCTGTATTTGGTGTTAAAATGCATCAATTGAACGATTTAGATAGAGCTACTCATTCAAATATAACAGAACAACAAAGGGAGTTTTATATTGATACATTGCAATCAATACTTACTATGTATGAGCAAGAATTAATATATAAACTATTTTTAAATTCTGAGATACTCGATGGATTTTATTTGAAGTTTAATGTCGATTCTATTTTAAGAGCCGATATTAAAACAAGATATGAGAGTTATAAAAATGCTATACAAACTGGATTTAAAACTATTAATGATGTAAGAGAACTAGAGGAGGATGAACCATTAGAAGGTGGAGATATTGCAATTGTAAATGGTAATATGATTCCTTTAAGTATGGTTGGAGAGCAATATAAGAAAGGTGGTGATAAATAATGGCGAAGGTAAATATAAAAGGACCAATAATATCAAGTGATGAAAAATGGATTTATGACTGGTTTGGAATAGAAGCCACATGTGCAAAAGATATTGAAAAGGCGATAGATAATGCAAATGGTGAAGAACTAGAAGTCATAATAAATAGTCCAGGAGGATATGTTGATGAAGGTTCTGAAATATATTCTTTATTAAAAGACTATAAAGGAAGCACCACAGGAAAAATAGTTGGAATGGCCGCAAGTGCAGCAAGTGTTGCAGCTATGGGAGTTGATGTATTGAAAATTTCTCCAACAGGAAGATTTATGATACACAATGCTTCTGGTGTAATTCAAGGTGACCATAGAGCTATGGAACATGGTTCAGAAATACTAAAAGAATGCAATAAAGCAATATCAAATGCTTATGTTCTTAAAACAGGATTAAGTGAAGAAAAACTTTTAGATTTAATGAACAAAGAAACCTTTATGAATGCTCAAAAAGCTAAAGAACTGGGGTTTGTAGATGAAATAATGTTTGATACAAGCAATAGATTATTCAATAATACAAATGAATCAGGTATGTTACCACCAGATGTTATTGAAAAGATAAGGAATATGAAGGATGAAATTAAATTAAATCCTAAAAAAAATACAAATACAGTAGATGAAAATTCAAAAGAAAAAGAAATAAATAAATTAAAAGAAAAGCTAGCATTTAAAAATAAATATGTGTCTAGCTTTTTATTATGTCAAAAAGAAAGGGTGTTATAATATGTCAAAAGAATTAAGAGAATTATTAAACCAATTAGATAGTAAAAATAAGGACTTAACAAATTTATTAAATAAAAGCGATGTAACAGCAGAGGAATTAAAAAATGCATCTGCTGAAATAGATGTACTTCAAGCAAAGATTGAAGCACAGAAAATAAAAGATAATATAGATAATAGCTTTAATGAAGGAGAAAAAACTCCTATAAATACTATAAATAATATAGATGGGGAAGTTGTTTACAATGGCTCTTTATTTACTAAAGCTATAGCTGATAACCTACTTAAACAAAAGAATCAAAAAGGATTAAACTTAACAGAAAAAGAAATGAATGCCATATCTGAAAATATAGATGAAGATGGTGGATATGCAGTTCCACAAGATATACAAACTAAAATAAATATAAGATTAAAAGATACAACAGATTTATATAATTTAGTAGATTATGAAACTGTATATGCTAGAAGTGGTAGAAGAACTTATGAGAAAAGAAGTAAACAAAAGCCAATGAAGCCACTATCTGAAAATGCTAACTTAAATACTATTTCTAATGGAGACAATGCAAAATTAGAGGTTTTTACATTTAAGTTAAAAGACCTTGCAGACTTTATGTCTATACCAAATGATTTATTAAAATTTGCTGACAAGAGCTTAGAAAACTTTATAATAAATTGGTTTGTAGATAAAGTAAGAATAACTAGAAACGTTGAAATATTATATGGAGATGGTGGAGATGAACACGCTCAAGGGATAATAAGTTCTAATAAGTTTAAAAAGATAACTTTACCAAAATCACCAGGATTAAAAGAATTTAAAAAATGTAAAAATGTAGATTTATTAAATGTATTTAAAACAACTTCTCAATGGATTGTTAATCAAGATGGATTTAACTATTTAGATAGTTTAGAAGATAAAACAGGAAGACCATACTTACAAATAGATCCAAAAGACTCAACACAATATAAATTTTTAGGTTTACCAGTTAAGGAACTTCCAAATGATTTATTACTAACAACTAAAACTGCTATTCCAGTTTTATTAGGAGATTTAAAAGAAGCTTATAAATATGTTTCAAATGGTAAGTATGAACTTGCTACTACTAATATAGGTGCAGGAGCTTTTGAAACAAATACAACAAAAGCTAGAATTATAATGTGGATGGATGGAGATGTTAAAGACTCAGAAGCATTATTACATATAGAAATTCCGATAGCTTCAGTTGAGGCATAAAAATATATTTTAGACTAATAATACGTTGAAATTGCAAGGTATTATTAGTCTATTAAAGTTTTTGAAACACCTTAGAATCGATTTAAATAGGTCGTTTTTTTGACTGTTTTTTAGAAATGAGGGATTAAATGATTCTAACTTTAGAAGAAGCAAAAAAATACTTTAAAGTAGATTTTGAAGATGAAGATGAAGATATTCAAGACTGTATAGATGCAGCTGAAGAATATCTTAAAGAGGCTACAGGAAAAGAGTTTGATAACACAAATAAAAGAGCTAAAAGATACTGTAAGGTATTAGCTAAAGATTGGTATGAACATAGAGAATTTATGGAAGATAAAAAGACAAGTAATAAAGTAAGATTTACCTTACAATCTATTATGACTCAATTAAAATATGGTGATTAAATGGCTAAATGTAGATTAACAGAAAGAATAAAAATAGAAAAATTATCAGATTCAAATGAGACTAATGAAAATGGATTTGATGAAGAAGTTTGGAAAGAACATTATAAATGTTGGAGTGGCTATAAAAGAGTATCTGGAAAAGAATATATAGCTGCTAAAGCAAATAATAGTGAAAATATAGTTACATTTACAGTTAGATACTGTAAAAAAGTAAAAGAGTTACTAGATCCAGGAGCAAGTAAAATATTTAGAATAGAATATAAAGGTTTTTATTATGATATTTTAGATGTTTTAGACTTTGAAAATAGGCATGAATTTGTAGATATTAAAGCTAAAATAAATTGTTAGATTTCCAAATAATTCCTTTTAAGTTATAATGTAGCTTGGAGGTGTTATGACATGAAAAAAACATTAATTTTAATGTTATCATTAATTTCAATATTTATTTTAGTGGGTTGTAATAAAAAATTAACTACAGAAAATGAAAAAGTTACATCAGAAGATTTAGTAAAAGCTATTAAAGATGTACATAAAGAATCTAATATTTATTATGTAAAAGACAAAGAAAGATTATCTATTGAACTTACATATAAAAATACTAATGCTGAGGAAATATATAATCAATTTAAAGATGATGCTAAAAAAATAATAAATGACAAATTATTATTAGAATATAAGCAAATACAAGAAGTAGATTTAACTCCTTTAGTAGATAAGCAAACTTTAGGTTGTAGTGATTTATTTAAGTTAGAGAATAATAAATTTATTTTAGATAAAGATCGTAATATAAATATTAAAAATATAGATAGTATCAAAACTGGACTGGATATTTTAAATGGCAAGGATGATATAAATATTGATATTCCAAAAGATACAACAAATACTAAAGATCCTACTAATACCAATGATGGTTCTGTTTCTGTTCCTGAAAGTGGAGAATTTAAGCCAGAAACATTAATAAATGACCTTAATATAGGAAATTCAGGGTTAGAAAATTCTATTTTTGAAGTTAAAGAAAATAAAGGTAAAAAGGTAATATCAGTTGATTTACTTTATAAAAAAGATGCTTTAGTTAAAGGAATAGTTACAAAGATACAATTTTTACTTGAAAGGGCATTTAAAGATAGTGGATATGATATAGATTTATGTATATCTCAAAAACATCCAATGGATTTATATAGATGTAAATATGTAGATGGTTCTTGGAGTGAATAAAATAAAAGGTATAAGCCTAAAGCTTATGCCTTTTTTATTTGGAGGTGTATATGTCAAGTACTATAGAACTTGAGGGATATGAAGAGTTTGAAGAATATGTAAAAAATATGGCTTTAGATACAGTTATAAAAAGGCAAGCCGTAAGGTCAGGTATAAAAGTAATTGGAGAAGGGCTAGAAAATGATACTCCAGTAGGACCAACAGGAGAACTTGCTGAAATTAAAATATCTGTTAAAGAAAATGCTTTAGCAACAGAAGGAACTGCAAAAAGTAAAGCCTTCTATGACATATTTCAAGAGTATGGTACAAGTGAACAAAAGGCTCATGTAGGATACTTTGAAAGAAGCGTTGAAGAAAATACTGAGGAAGCTATTTCAAAGGTAGCTCAAACGATATTTAGAAAGATGGGGTGATATTTTGGAAAGTAATATAAAAATAGATGCCTCGATTATAAAAAAGAAATTAAAAGAAGTTTTAAACGATAAAGATATATTAGATTTAACAAGTGATAAAAAAGTATATTTTATTCATGCTAATAATCCTAAACCTCCATATATAGAATATCAAGTTATTAGATCTAAAGGAAATGAATACAGTGAGGGTAATATAGATTATTTAAATCACTTAGTCCAAATTGATATTTTTAGTTTAGGAGATTATACAAACTTAGAAACAATTATAGTTAATAAATTTATTAAAGCTGGATTTGAATATAATGCAGGGAGTCCAGATTTATTTGAAGAAAAAACAGGATTAAAACATAAACCTTTGAGGTTTAATATTGATTTACCAACTAGCTAATCTAAGCTAGTTTTTTATTTATAAAAGAAAGGAATGATGCAGAATGTCAGCACCACAAAAAATATTACCAGTTGTAAATGTAAGTAAGTTATATGTAGCTCATTTAAAAACTGAAACTGATGGGAACATAACTTTTGATACTCCTAGATACTTAGAAGGGGTTAAACAAATAGGAATAAAACCAAAACAAAATAGTGATCCATACTATCATGAAGGAAGAAAAGTTTTAGAGGAACAAACTTTACAAGATGTAAAAGTAACTTTAAATGTAACAGATTTACAAGATGAAGATGAATGTTACGTTATGGGGCACAAGTTAGCTAAAACAGGCGGAGTAATAAAAAACGATAATGATATAGCTCCAACACTTGCTATTTTATATAAAGCAGAGAAGGCTCAAGGAATAGAAAAATATGGGATATTATATGCTGGAACATTTGGATTATCAGATGAAGATTTAAAAGCTAAAGAAGGTAAAGCAAACTTCCAAGCTAAGAAAATAGAAGCAAGCTTTAGACCTTTAATAAATGGATTATGGCAATACAATGTATGTAGTGATTCTCCTAATGTAACTAAAGAGTTTTTAAGTAAATTCTTTGAAAAAGTTACTATACCTGAAGAAAAAACAGATGAAGTTAGTTCTGAACATTAATATAAATAATAGGGAGTGAAGTTAAATGAAAAGAAAATTTAAAGTAGGAAATGAAAACTTAGCTTTTGAAATGACAAATAAGACTATATTTGATATAGATGAAAGATTTGATAATTTTGGAACTGTAATAAATGGAGTTATGTACGGTCAAAATGTATATAATAATGCTTTAAAAGTTATGGTATGCTCTTGTGTATCAAAAAGACTTGATGAAGAGAAAAATGAAAATCCATTGACTATAGATGAATTAAGAGAAAAATTAACTCCAGATCAAGTTGTAAATGAAATAGTAACTTTTGCATGTGACTTATATTATGACTATAGGGGAGTTAAAACATCTGATACTACAGATGAAGATAAATCAGAAAATAATAAAAAAAAATAGATTTAAATGAAAAGCCATTTGATATAAATAGGCTTTTTTTTATTGCGAAAACACAACTAAATTTCACAAGACAAGAGTTCTTCGATAGTACATTCAAAGAAATTGTTATGTTAATCGGAGAACTCAATAAAACATATGAAGAGCAAACTCAATCAGCTTCAAATGATGGATATGTTGAAAAAGTTGTAAGTATAGATGAAGTACCTTTCTTATAGGAAGAGAAAGGAGGGTAAATGGGTGATACAGAAAAACGAATAACCGCAAAGATGATACTTGATGATTCTGGATATTCCAGTACATTAAAAGGTATAAATTCAGAAATTAAAAATAATAAAAGTGAATTAAAAGCAGCTCAAAGTGGTTTAGATGCATTTGGTAAATCTACAGAAGGTGTAAATAGGGTTCAAAGCTCATTACAAAAACAATTAGATTTACAAAATAAGAAATTAGAAACTTATAAAAAAAGTGTTCACGATGCTACTGAAACACTACAAAAAAATATAAGTGAAAGAGATAAATTAGCAAGTTCTCTTTCTAAAGCTGAAAAAGCACATGAAAATGCTATAAAAAACTATGGTAAAGAAAGTAAGGAAGCTAAAGAAACTGAAAAAGCTTTAGAAGAATTACAAAAAGAACATGATAAGCTAGATAGAACTGTAGAAAATAATGCTAAAACCTTACAAAACTATGAAACTCAAATGAATAAAGCAGAGGAAGAAGTAAACAAAGCTCAATCTGCGGTAAATAAATTCAATAGAGAAGTAGAAAATACTCATGGTGTAGGTAATGCATCTAAAAAGCTTGAAGATTTAGGAAATAACTTTAAAAGAGTAGGTAGTAAAGCTCAAGAGATAGGTGGAAAACTTACTACTCATGTTAGTTTACCTTTAACTGGAATAGGGGTAGCCGCCGCTCATGTAGGTATGGAATATGAGGCTCAAATGGATAAGGTAGCAGCTATTTCTGGTGCTACTGGAGATGACCTTAAAAAGTTAGAAAATAAGGCTCAAGAAATGGGAGCTAAAACTAAATTTAGTGCTGCGGAAGCAGGAGAAGGTATGGAGTATATGGCAATGGCTGGTTGGAAAACTGGTGATATGCTCGAAGGTATAGAACCTATACTAAATTTAGCAATTGCTTCTGGAGAAGAATTAGGGTCTACTTCTGATATTGTAACGGATGCATTAACAGGATTCGGATTAAAAGCTAAAGATGCTGGTATGTTTAGTGATGTATTAGCAGCTGCTTCATCTAATGCCAATACTAATGTTGGTATGATGGGAGAAACTTTTAAATATGCCGCTCCTGTAGCTGGTGCTTTAGGATATAGTGTTCAAGATACTTCTTTAGCTATAGGATTAATGGCTAATAGTGGTATTAAAGCAAGTCAAGCTGGTACTGCACTTAGAGCAGGATTAACTAACTTAGTAAAGCCTACAGATAGTATGGCCGAAATGATGGAGAAGTATGGAATATCTGTAGAAAATAGTGATGGTAAGATGAAAAGCTTTAGAGAAGTAATGTCTGACCTTAGAGAAAAAATGGGTGGTTTAGATGAAGCTACTCAAGCTAGTGCCGTTGCAACTATCTTTGGGAAGGAGGCCATGTCTGGATGGCTTTCAATTATAAATGCTAGTGAAGGAGATTTTAATAAATTAGCAAATGCTATAGACAACAGTGAAGGTGCTACTGCTAAAATGGCTAAAACTATGAGTGAAAATGCAAAAGGTAGTTTAGCAGAAATGAGAAGTGCTCTAGAAGGTGCAGCAATAAAAACTTTCCAAGCATTAGCTCCAGCTATAACAAGTGTTGCTAGAGATATTACTAAATTAGCAAATAGCTTTACTAATTTAAGTCCTCATACTCAAGAATTTATAGTTAAAGCAGGAATGGCTGCTATTGCAATGGGACCTGTAACTAGTGGCTTAGGTCATGTAACAAGTGGGATAGGTGGCTTAATTGGAACTGTTGGAAAGTTTAAAGCATTAAAAGCAGCTGCTACGTTTAAAGATTTCTCAAAGATATTATTAGGACTTGCTCCAGCAGCAGAAACTGCAGGAGTTGGATTAGCAGGAGCAGAGGTTGCGGCTGGAGGATTTGGTGCTGCCGTTATAGGTTCTTTAGGACCAATTGCATTAGGTGTAGCTGCAGTAGCTGGAGTTGGATATGCAGGATACAAAGTTGCTGAACACTTAAATAAAAGTGCAACACCTGCATTAGATTTATTTGCAGATAAAGTTGAAGTTTCAAGAGATAAGTTTGGAAACTATGCACAAGCTACAGAAAAAGATGTAATTAAAATATCTAAAGCAACAAAAGATAATGTTAAGTCATACTTAGAGTTAGATAAAAAAGCTAGTGAGTCTATGATGAATTTAAGAATGAACTCAGATAAATTCTCAAAAGAAGCAAAAGATACTGTGGTTAAAAACTTTACAGAAATGAGCAAAAAATCTAGTAGTCTATCGAAGGATCAAAGAGAAAAAATGACTGTAGATTTTAAAAAATTAGTTTCTGATACTGGAGTTTTAACTAGTAAGAATAAAGATGAAATAATAAAACAATATACTGCAATGGTTAATGGTACTAAATGTTTAACTCAAAAACAAAAGGACCAAACTATAAAAGACTTTACAGACACATTAAATAAAAGTGTAGGATTATCAAAGAAACAATCTCAAGAAATGCAAAAAGTTTATACAGACATGGCTACTAAAATTAAATCTGGTATAGATAAAAAAAGAGATGCAGAGTTAAAAAGTCAAAAAGATTTCTTCGCTAAATCAAATGCTCTTTCATCTAAAGAAGAAGCTCAAATTATAAAAGATACAGAAACGCATTGGAATGATAAAAAATCTAAAATAGATAAATATCAAAAACAAATAAATGACATTATTAAAAAGGCATCTGAAGAACATAGACAAATTACTGATAAAGAAGCGAAGTCTATAGATGAAATACAAAAGAAAATGAAAGAAGATGCAGTTAAAACTTTATCTGACAATGAAGTTGAAGCTAAAGTTATACTTGAAAGAATGAAAGGTAATGATGAACATATAACTGCTGAAATGACTTCTAATCATATAAAAGAATTAAATAGAGCTAGAGATAAAGCTATAGAAGCTGCTAATAGTGAGTGTGACAAAAGAATAGCTGAAATAATTAGAATGAGGGATGAAAGTAAAGTAATTAGTTCAGATCAAGCAGACAAACTTATTGCTGATGCTAAAAGGCAAAGAGACGATACTGTAAATGCAGCTAAGGAAACAAGAGATAAAGCAGTTAAAGAAATAACTTCTATGAACTCAAAAATTACCAAAGATGTAGATACTACAACTGGTAAAGTTAAAAGTAAATGGGATAAATTAAAAGATGCATGGAATAGTGGATGGGGAAGTCTAGTTAAAAACTTCTTTGTAAATACATTCTTCCAAAGTCATGGTAAAAAGCCTGATGGAAACTGGACAGGTAATTCACATTTTAAAGGTGGGTTAACATATCTTCATGAGCGTGGATATGAGTTATATGACTTACCAAGTGGAACTAAGGTATATAATCATGAATCAAGTGAGCAAATGGTTTTAGAGACTGCAAGACAAACTGCTCAAGGCGTTATAAATTCTATGATGAAAAATAAAGGTGATTCTGATGGAAATATTATAATACCTATTAGTATTGCAGGGGAAGAAATAGATAGAGTTGTAGTTCCAAGAGTTTCAAATAGACTTGCTTTAAATACAATGAGAAGAAGGAGGTAACAAATGCTTATAAACAATATAAATATAGAAAAGTTTAATGCTAGAGTTTTAGAAGTTAATATTCAAAACTCTAGCATTAATAATTTAAAAGACTTTGAAGGAAAAAACACATTGTTACCTCTTTTCTTTGATTCTAAAGTAGAGTTAAATTTAATTACTGTTACTCTTTTAATAAACTCTTTAGATAAAAGACAGTATTATTTAGACAAAAGTAACTTATTAAGCAATATGGTAAAACCATTTGAAGTTTATTTTAAAGATAGAAACTTAAGATTTAAATGTATTTTAAATGGAAACTCAGATCAACCCAGTTTGAGGCAAATTAGAGGAAGATTACAATTAAGTTTTATAGGTTATAACATAGAAAATGAAGTAACTGAAACTATTACAAATGGAGTTTCAAGTAAAAATATAAACGGTCAAGGTAATACAAAAGTACCTGTAATTTTAGAAATAACTCCTACTATAGATATGGTTGATTTAAAAATAACTGGATTAAGCGAAGATCCTTTTATTGTAAAGAACTTAAAGGGCAATAAAACTATAGTTATAAATGGAATAGAGGGAACTGTTACACAAGATGGTATCAATAAATTTGATGATACTGATATGTGGGAGTTTCCTTTTTTAGTTCCGGGAGATAATTTGATCACATTAAGTAAGAACACTTGCAATATAAAAATTAAATACAATCCAAGATTTATATAGAAAGGATGATACAAATGTTAAATACAAATAAAACAATAAATATATCTGGAACATCATCAATAGATGGACAAGTAGTTGTATATATGAGTGCTAGTTTAAGTACAGATGGAACTACTCAAGAAAACTTAAGCAAAACTGTACAAAATCAAGAAGCCTACAATAAAAATAAAGAAGCTATAAGAAAAGATATGAGAGACTTTGAAGATTTAGTATATGTAGAACAGGACAAGTTAGAAGCTAAGTAAAAATATATTTTAAAAGGGAGAGAAGTATTATGAAATTACCATTAAGAAAATTAGTAAATGGATCACCACAATTAAGTAATATAGCATATAAACAAGGCTTACCTTGTAAATTATCTTATGCTCTAGCTAAAAATATAAAGAAGATAGAAAGTGAGTTACAAATATATAACTCTGAAAGAGAAAAAATAATAGAAAAATACTGTGTTAAAGATGAAGATGGAAAATTGAAATTAAATAAAGATAATACATATGACATTAAAGAAGAATTTATAGATGTATGCAATAAAGAAATAAATTCACTTTTAGATATAGAAGTTGATATAGATATTCATAAATTTAATATAAATGATTTATATAACAGTAATTGCGATATGTCTCCAGCAGAATTAATGGTTATAGACTATATGATAGATGAAGAAGAGTAATTGATTAGTTGAATTTAGTAAGAAAGGAGGGGAGCCTCTTTTGATACATTTACATGATAAAAACAAGAAAAAAATAGCTGGTTTAATAGATTATAAAGATTTATTTATAGAAAGTGAGTTGCAGAGTGGGGAAAAGACACTCTGTTTTTATTATCCTAAAAAAGCAAATTACTATTTTGATATAGTAGAAGAGTGCTATATAAGGACCAAAGAAAATGAATATATAGTTAAAGAAAGAATTGTCCAAAGTGAATATACTGAATTTAAATGTATTTTAAATTTAGAGGATATAGAAGGTAAGCCTTTTTCAAAGTTTGAAAGTAAAGAACAAACAATTAATAAAGCCTTAGCTCTTGCTTTAGCTGGTACTGGTTGGGTTGTAGGTAAGTGCGATTTAAAGAAAAAGAGAACTGTTAGAATGACTAACTGCTCTAGTTTGGAAATCGTACAAGAAATTAAAAAAATATATAGATGTGATATAGTTTTTAACACTCTATCTAAAACCATAGATGTATATGAACACCTAGGAGAAGACAAAGGAACTTACTTTATAGATTCTTTAAATCTAAAATCTTTATCTATTCAAGGTAGTTCTTATGGTTACTTTACAAGATTAATTCCTATCGGAAAAGATGATTTAAAGATTACTGATATAAATGATAAAAAAGAATACGTAGAAAACTATCAGTATTCTAATAAAATTAAAACTGCATATTGGATAGATGATAGGTATACCGTTAAAGAGCATCTTAAAGATGATGCTCTAGCCAAATTAAATGAAATATCAAAACCCTTTAGATCTTATTCTGCTGCAATTTTAAATTTAGCAAAACTTAATGATAAATATAAAAATATTTTGGATTATAAGTTAGGAGATACAATAACTCTTATATCTAAAGAAGATAAATTTAAAGATAAACAAAGAATAGTTAAAATAATAGAGTTTCCAGATAAACATGATAAAGATAGTGTAGAACTTGCTAATACTACCTTATGCTTTGAAGATATTCAAACACAGTTTCAAGAAGCAGCTGACACAGTAGAAAATATAACTACTGATAATGGAACTGTAAAGGGTTCTACTATAGATGGTATAGAGACAAGTCAAATAAAAGATTTCTACAAAGAAGTTATAGAAGCTACAAACATTAAAGCTATAAATGCAAAAATAATTAATTTAGAAGCTCAAGATGTTACTATATCTGGTCAATTAACTGCGGTTAACGCTCAAATAGGAAGCCTTACAACTAATGTTGCTACTATAGATAAATTAGTTGTAAAACATGATGCGTCTATAACTAATTTAAATGCAAATAAAGCCAGTATAACAGATTTAAATGCAACAAATGCAACTATACAAGTATTAGAAGCTAATGTCGGTAATATACGAACTCTTGTAAATGGAAATTTATCTAGTGAAAATATACAGGTAAGCGGTATTACTGGGGATAGGTTAAATATGAAAACTATATTTGTTGATGATGCAAATATAGTTAGTATAAATGCATCTAAAATTAATGCAGGAGAAATAAGCACTAACAAAGTAAAAATTAAATCTGATGATGGTGGAATTGAAATTATAGGAACTACTTTACAATTTAAGGATAAAAGTAATAAAGTTAGAATCCAAATGGGAAAAGACACTAAAGATAATTTTAATTTTATTATTAGAGGTGAAGATGGACAAAGTGTATTAATAGATCATACTGGAGTAAAAGAAAAAGCTATAGCTGATGATTTGATAAAATCTAATATGATTGCTGGTAATTCAGTAGGAGAAAAACAAATAGATTATTCTAGTTTCTCAGAAGGATTTAATAAAGATACAAATATACATACATTAAATGCTACAAAGATAAAATTGAACAATCAAAATCAAACTTTAGATATAGCTTTTAACTCCTTAAAAAAACAATCTGATGATAATACGACTTTAACAGAAAATCACAGTACAACTATAGGTGTTATGCAAGGTCAAATTAATACTGCTATAAATAATACTAAAATAATTAAAGATGGTAAAACAGTCTTACTTAAAGATGATTATAACCGAACTATAGAGACGATAGATTCTCTTAAATCTACTATAGGAAGTCATACAACTAAAATTAATGAACAAACTGGAAAAATTAATAATGTTGAAACTAAAGTAAATATAGTTGAAAGAGATTTAAATGGTATAACTCAAAAAGTTAGTAATACAGAAATTAGTATAACTTCATTAAATGATAAAGTTAACAACATACAAATAGGAGATAGAAACTTATTATTAAACTCAGCTATAAAAATAAATACATCGAGCTATTATATGGCTGCATATGACTTTGGATATGAAAAACCTAAACATGATGAAGTGGTAACCCTAGTAATTAAAGGTGAGCTTAATTCTAAAAAAGAAGCTTTTGGTATTTTTAATACTGATAGTAATAGCAACTATGTAACTTTAATAACCCATAAAGATAGAAATTCAGATGGACTATATATTAAAACATTTAAATGGTTAACTAAGTTTGGTAATATAGAAAAAAACAATTTAGGTTTATTGATATATGCAATTAGCTCAAATATTACTGCCCCTTCATCTATAGATTGGATCAAATTAGTTAGTGGTAATAAAACATCAAATAACTGGAATCCAGCTCCTGAAGATTATCAAAATGAAATAACTACTACTAATAATAAGTTAGCAAGTATAGAAACTAATTTATCTAGCATAACCAGTAGAGTCAGTTCTGTGGAAACAACTAATGCTAATATAAATGGACAAGTGTCTAATTTAAGTACAAGAATGAATGTTGCAGAGCAAAAGATAACAGATGCTTATATAATAAGTACTGTAAGTTCTCAATTTTATAAAAAAGGAGAAACTGATTCAAAGTATGCTAGTAAATCTCAAATCACTCAATTAGATAATAAAATAAGTTTAAAAATTGATGTGGATGGTGTTATATCTAGTATAAATCAAACTTCAGAATCAATTAAAATAAAAGCATCTAAGATAGATATAGCTGGAGCTACCACAATAGGTAATGCCGTAAATGGTAGATATGTAGAAATCCAAAATGAAACATTTAGAGTTAAGAATGGAAACACAGCTTGTATACACTTAGGTTACAGAACTTGGCAAGGATATACGGGAGTTCCCGAGTTTTTAATGGGGCATGATGGTTTTATTTACTCTGAACAACAAGGAGCTCCATACTCTGGAACATACTTTGGAATGAGTACTTTTGGCAATGATAAGAATCCAGAAAAGACTAAACCTTACCATAGTATTTATTATCGTTCAAGAACTCGTGCGGATGAAACTCAATTAAATTTTTATGAAGATGGTAGAACTAGAATAAAAAGCATGGGAGAGTTTTCGCTTATAGCTGATAAAAATACATGGATTCAAGCAAGTAAATCCGGTTTAGTATTCAAAAATGGTTTTCAATCTTTTTCAGATGCTAAGATAGACGGGAATTTAGTTCTGAATAAAAATATCCTAACGAATGGACAAATTTACACAAAAGACTTAAAACAAGGATTTGGTATAGAACAATATTGGGGTAAAGATGAATATATGCTTAGGAAGATGACTATAAACCCCATGGACCTTGGATATGATACTCCAGAAAGCCGATTTAGAACTATATATGCTTCTAATGGAATTATAAATACTTCAGATGCACGATTGAAGAAAAATATAAAGCCTATACAAGATGTGAATATAGTTCCTTATAATTTTCCTGTGCTTGTTCAGTTACCACCAAGTGAAGTACTTACCAAAATTGATTATTATAACTTTGTAAAAGAAATGCCTTTCTATACTTATGATTATATATCTGCTGATGACTCAAACAGATCACTTCACAATGTTGGATTTATAGCGCAAGATATAGCAAAACATCCAGTAGGTAAAGAATTTATTTTTAAGGACAAAGCAAATATGTATCAATACAACGAAAAAAGTTATGTAGGAGTTTTAGGAGTAGCATTACAAAAAGCTATTTATGAAATAGAAAAATTAAAATTAAAAATACAACAATTAAAAGCTAGTTAATTTTAACTTTTTATATAAAATTTAGGAGGATATATGAATATAGAGATTACTTTACTCTGTACTATAGCTGGTGCCATGTTAGGCTATATGAGCTATAAAAAGAAAAATGAAAAAGACATAGAAAATGATGCATCTCAAAAAACTGTAGTTGCTACAAAGTTAGATTATATAAGTAAAGGAGTTGATGACATAAGGCTTGATATAAAAGCTCAAGATACAAAAATAAACACTGTTGTAGAAAGACTTATAAAGGTAGAGGAGAGTACAAAATCAGCACACCATAGGTTAGATTCATTAAAAATAAAAGGAGATGGTTTAAATGAAAAATAGAATAAAAAATCCATATTTTTGGCTAGGATTAGGTGGTGTTATATTTAGTGCCGCTGGAGTAGATTTTAAGACTTTAACAAGTTGGAATCTTTTAGGTAATGCCTTATTAGACATATTAGCTAATCCAGTTGCAGTTGTTGCTGTTGCAGCTGCAGTTATAGGTGTAGTTGTAGATCCATCTACAAAAGGATTAAAAGATAATAAATAATTTATATAAAATTTAAAAACAATGTTAAAAAAATTATTCGAAAATTAAAAGTAATTTAAAATTAAGTTAAATAAAATACAGTGAATTAGACTCTTTGAAGTCTTTTTTTATTGTCTTTTAAAATAAATAATTAATAAAAAAGTAAAAAATTAGTAACAATTTATTTTTTTCTTTACTTTCATATTAAGAAAATAAACTTTAGGAGGGTTTTATTATGAGAACAAATATGACAGATGCAGGACATGGAGGACATGATTCAGGAGCTATAGGAGTAGCTGGATGCTTAGAGAAAGATATAGTTTTAGAAGTCGCAAATAAAGTAAGCGATTATTTAAAAACACAAGATATAAAAAACATAAATACTAGAAATACTGATATATTTTTAACTCTAAGCGAAAGAAGTAGTAAAGCTAATAGCCTAGGTGTAAATTCATTTGTATCTATACATTGTAATAGTGTAGACAATCCTAATGCTCAAGGTTTAGAAACTTATTGTTATAAATTCAAATATAGAGCTTTGGCTGATGCTATACATTCTGAAATTATTAAAGAAGGACTATACACTAAAAATAGAGGTGTCAAAGAAGGGAACTTACATGTTATAAGAGAAACTAATATGGATGCATGTTTAGTTGAGTTAGGATTTATAACTAATGAGGAAGACTATAATTTAATAATGAACAATAAAGATAAGTTTGCTAAAGCTATAGCAAAAGGAATATGCAAATTTAATTCAGTTGAATGGAAGGACACTGACACTGAAACTAATACTGAAGGATTTACAAATGGTGATTATTCTGGAAGAAAAGCTAAAGTAATTGCAGATGTATTAAATGTTAGATGGGATAGAGGGACAGAATATGAGATTATAGGACAAGTTAAATATGGAGATATAGTGAATTTACAATATTGTCTAAATAGATGGGTAAGTATAGAAGGATTTAAAGGCAATAAAGGTCTTGGATATGTAAATTCTAAATATTTAAAATTAATTTAATATGTTGATATAGGTACCATTGTTGCATGTAATACTTTAGAATAAATACAGTTTAATTTTAAGATAAAAAGAGTATATAGTTTAATGATACTCTTTTTATCTTGAAATTTTCAAGAAAATGTTTACAAGATGAAAAATAAGGTATAAATATATTATAGAAAACTAAACAAATCAACTCTAAGATTAAAACATAGCTCCCTAAGGAGATAAAAATACTCTATTAAAAGTTTGAGCGTCATCTGCATCAACACTATCACTTAATTAACTATTGCCATTTCAAAATCTAGATTTGATTTATTTAGTTTTCTTTTTTATAGAAATTGTAATATATGAACTATTATAGATATAATATTTATAATCATGATTAATATGTATATTATATAAAACATAATATTTTTATTTTTGTATGGTCTAAAAATTTGGATCAATGAAAATATAATTAAAAGTATAGATAATATCATAATATATTTTATAATAAAAATAGGGTTATTGTTTTTGTAACCCACCAAGAATAGTGATTGTTCATGCCTAGTTTTGTACAAGCTTTATAAACACCATCTTCTACTGATCCTGTAAAATGATTTATTGTTGAAACAATACTTTGTATTGCTGCAGCACCAGTAAGACCTGTATGTTGAACTATTGTTTTTCTTACTTTAAAAGGTAGTTTTATCCATATTTTGCGCATCGCTTTAGTTGATAAACTTAATTTGCTAAATTGATTACCATAGATTTTATACTCACGTTCTTGACGTAATTGTTCTTCTTTTTTATACTCATCAATTGATTTTTTTAATTCATTTTTTTCATTATTTGTTAACCCAAAGAACTCAGAAACTTCATCTATACCTATATTTTTATTTTCTACAAATTCATTTGGTGTAGTAGAATTATCAATTTCTAATGCAAAAATTGAGTTTGAAAATGGTACTGAAACTGTAGCTATAATTAATGACAATGCAATACCGCTTTTAAGTTTTTTAAAATTCATAAGTATCCTCCATTTTATGTATAATGTCTACACTTATTATAACTAAGCTTGGAAAAAGTGAGTTAAGAGCATGTTAATATATAGTTAAATTTTGGTAAAAAGTATAATGTATAAATTATTCGATATATCTATCAAAAATGTAAGGAATGTTTAAGGTTGGTGCAAGGCTTTTTTAAGATTGAGCATGTATAATAAACTCATCAAGTAAAATAAATCTAGGGGAGGGTTATATATGACAATCGTATTAGGAACATTATTGATAGTACCTTTTGTATTAGCTACTTGTGCGGGAGTATTAAATGAAGAACTAAAGGAAGCAAATGAACAGTAA